ATCACACACATTCCATCAGGAATCGTAGCCAAATCAGAATGTCGTAGTCGCCAAAATAGTTTGGACTCCGCTATGGCAGAACTGCAACAACGAGTTGACAATGAACTCAAAAGATCGTATAATAATAGCATAGCAAACAATAGAAAAGCTCAGGTTGGTTCAGGGATGCGAGGAGACAAAATTCGCACTTATAGATTCCAAGACGATTCTGTCCAAGATCATTTAACAGGCAAACGAGCAAAATGCTCACAGGTTTTGAAAGGCAATTTGGACCTATTATGGCAAAAGAAATTCCAGAACATCGAGATCAACTCGGACGAGTAATCAATATGGGAGACTGCGTCGCTTATCCTCAGAGCAATAGTCTTGTGATTGGTGTTGTTCGTAAAATCAATCCTAAGATGATTGGGGTTCGTCGAATTGGCAACAGAGGTTGGGGCAGCGAGAAAAACAAATATCCTAGTGATTGTGTTAAACTCGAAGGCCCTGAAGTTACAATGTTTATCATTAAACATTCAGGAGAACGGTAATGGAAGATAAAGTTTTCTTTGGAACCATTCTTGCTATGTTTGCTCTAATGTGTGGACATCCAATCATTGCCCTGATTATTTTTATGGTAGCAATCGTTTAAGGAGAACATTATGCCTTGTCGTGATTATGAAAGTGATAATGGTTATAGCCGTGCAGAAGAGTATAAAAAACAATGCGACAAACTTGCTCGGATTGCCTGTGCGGCTATGGAAGAACTTGTTAAACAAGGCAAAGAAGATTTTCTTGTTTTAAAGAATCCAGAAGTTGCCGAATGGTGGGTAGCTCATGTTAAGGCAGATCGAGCAGAAAAGGCTCGTGTTGCTGAATTAGAACGTCGTGAACGTATAAAGAAAGAAGCACTAGATCGCTTAACTGACGAAGAAAAAGAGTTGTTAGGTTTGAAAAAGCCTGCGGCAAAGAAGCACAAGAAGTATGGTCCAAAAAAAGAAGAATATACTATTGAAGTTCAAGAAGTAGATTTTGACGAATGGGCCAAAGAGGAATACGATGATTTGATCAGATATTCAGAAAATGATCTTAAGTATGCGTATGACTCATTAATGAAAGGAAAAGTAAAATGAATCCGTGGATCCAAAATGTATCGCTCAGCGATGTTAAGAAAGGTCATCACATCGATGCGGGTATTAACTCTATGCTGATCCAAATTGTTGATCCTGCTATGGAGTTTCCTACTCCTAGCTACCCTTTCAAAGAAGTGCATCAGTTTGAGTTCCTTGACATTGAAGAAGATGGCATGACCAACTTTGGCGACGGCAAAATGGTTGATGTTAGCGAGTTCGCTATCACACAGGCACAGGCTGATCAAATAGTAGAACTTCTACAACGTGCATTTGAAAATCGTACGAATGTTGTTGTTCATTGTGTAGCAGGTGTTTGTCGTTCGGGTGCTGTGGCAGAAGTTGGAGTGATGATGGGCTTCCGTGATACAGAAGCATTTCGTAGCCCTAACCTGCTAGTCAAGCACAAAATGATGAAGGCCCTGGGCTGGACCTATGACGAGAATGAGCCCCACACTATTAACGGTCATACAACCGAGTTTGGGATCATTCTCCCTAAGACCGTAGAATGGACTAACGACAACGAAAAAGTTTTTACACTGGCTGCAGAGCGTAAAACTCGTAGAGAGCGTGAAGGAGATATCTAATGTATATCACAAAACAAGAAGTAGAAAAAATTTTGGTAGTGATGGAAGAATTTCCCGATGCCAAAAATTACAAACTAGAAGCAGATAATTCTAGTGGTATTGGTAGCATTTTATCGTTGACCATGGAAATGACAATCAATGATCGAAATGCTGTGGTTAAAGTTGAAATTGCTGGTGTGGAGAATTGGTGATGATAGGTGACGGCAAACTTGTTCCGCAACATACTCTAGAAGCATTAGATCGATACTGGAAATACGGTTATGCTCCAGGAAGTTTTTTAACCACTTTACTTACCGGTAATGTATTTGATGCTATTGGTCGTGCAGATCACTGGAACAAAGAAGCATTAGGACATATTGTACACTATATCATACATTATGCTCCCCGTGGAAGCTACGGTAGTCCGGAACTTGTTCAAGATTGGATTAACCGCGGCGAAATGTTTCAGTGGCACGAAAAGCAACGAGTGGTTGACATTTTGAGCAAAGAGTAGTATAATATGACTTTAAAGAAAGGAGGGCAAAGTGAAACTGATAAAATTAGACCGCAGACACAATCTGTATCACAAAGGCTATCGCTATGCCTTTCTGGTGGAAAGATTCAATTCTGATTCAAACAAGATAGAAAAGGCTGTAAAAGAATTAGAAGGTTGGCGCTGGGATATGACATTCTGGGGCAAGCCTAAGATGAACGAACGGGGCTATACTAGCAGACCCTACTACGTAGGAATGAAAAACGAATCAACTGCCACAATGGCATTGTTAAAACTTTAAGAAAGGAGGGCACTATGCCTAGCGTATTTTTAGTTAGCGACACGCACTTTGGTCACGCAGGTGTGTGCCGTTTCACTCGAGAAGATGGTTTTACAAAGTTAAGGCCGTGGACTGATCCAGAAGAAATGGACGAAGCTATGGTTAAGGCCTGGAACGAACGAGTTAAGCCCACTGACAAGGTTTACCACTTAGGTGACGTTGTTATTAACCGTAAGGCATTAGGTATCTTACATCGTTTGAACGGAGACAAGGTCTTAATACGTGGAAACCACGATATCTTCAAGGATGAAGACTACAGACAACATTTCCGAGAGTTACGTGCATATCACGTTATGAACGGAATGATCTTAAGTCATATTCCTGTACACGAAGCAAGTTTAGGTCGTTTTGGAGTTAACATCCACGGACATTTACATGCAAGTCGTGTAAAGAAGGCACGTGGCATTGATGCTAAAACAGGTGCTACATTATACAGCGATGAGATTGATCCTAGATATCATTGCGTATGCGTAGAACAAACTCCGGACTTTGCGCCCATCTTGTTTGAAGATGTTATTAAGAACATTGAAGCAGAGGGCGGAGAAGTAGGTTTTAGGAACGGCAACGGTCCTACAATGTGACATAAACTACGCACTTAATAGGACTCTTCGGAGTCCTATTTTTTTGGCTGGCATAAATATATTAGCTACTAAAATCCAGGAGTTTTTATAATGCCTTTACAGATTAGAAGAGGGAATACCGCACAACGCCAAGCAATTGTTCCCCAGGCTGGAGAGCTAGTTTACGATACCGATTTAGGTACAATTTATGTCGGAGACGGCGAAACAGCTGGTGGTATTGCATCAGTTAATATCACACCTCGCGACGTAAGAGACCAAGCCGCAGGAATTTTTACAAGTGGGTCACACACAGGGATTTCGTTTACCTATAACGGAACCGCAGGGACTATTGATGCAGTCGTTGACCCAGATTTATCTAATTACCAGGGTGTAATTAGAGCATCAGCATTCAATGGAAGTTTAGTAGCCGATGACAGCTCTTTACTAGTTGATGCACTACATGGATATATTAATTTAAACGGAACCGTTAAAGGTAATATTGTTCCAGATGCTGATTCAGCATATGACATCGGTACATCTGGTTTACGATTTAAAGATCTTTATCTTTCTGGTTCTAGCCTACATTTAGGAACAGCAACAATTACATCTGTTGGAAGTGCTGTTAATCTTCCAGCCGGTTCAACCGTAGGCGGAGTTGCTATTGGATCGGGCGGAACCGGCGATGGCGTTATTGCTGGAATGAATTACAATATTAATATTGTAGGCGATGATAGCACATTAATTGTTAATGCAACTACTAAATCTATAACAGCAGCAGGCGGATTTACAGGTAATTTACTTGGTAATACAACCGGCGATCATAACGGATACGTATACGGAGATGTAGCTGGTAATGTAACTGGTAATTTAACCGGTGATGTACTAGGCAATGTAACAGGAAATGTTAAAGGTAACGTATTAGCTACTGATTCAACTACTGCATATAATGCCACTACAAAAGTATTCACAGGAAATTTAACTGGTGACGTAACTGGCAACATAACTGGTGATGTTACAACTACTACCCTTAGTGTTAACGGACCGTTCTTAACCATTGAAAATTCTGTTAATACTGATATCTCAACGATTGTAAGAAACATTCCAGAACCAGGAAATCATACAGACGTTAATGCTATTACAGACGGTGTATATTCTACTGGTACATCATATTATATTTCTAGAGGAACACTAGGAACTCCAACAGCAGTTCAAACTGCTGACAGACTTGTAGCAGACATTTTCTTTGCGCATGACGGATCTAATTATGTTCCTGCATGTATTATGGGCATGGGCGTTGATCCATTTGCTTCTGTTACAACCGGAGCTGTTCCTGGTGGTATTAGTTTTACCTCAATTAGTGATGGTAATATTACACACCTAACAAAAACATTCTTAATGGATTCTAGAGGATACGTTGGAATTAACAACGGATTTAACCAGCCTGGAGCAACTTTAGATGTTAACGGTTTTGCTAAATTAGCTGTGTTAACTTCTGCACCAGCAACACCAGCAGAAGGTATGATTGCTATCGCAGACGGAACAAGCTGGAACCCAATGGGTACTGGTAAGAAAGTTGTTGTAGCTTATCTAGCTGGCGGCTGGCGACAAATG